AGGGAAAATGCAACATTATTCCTATTTGTAAAAGTACAATTTAATAAATTAAACTGAAAACCTTTTGTTGCACTATCTCCTGCCTTAATTACGATTGGAACTCCAGTATGCCACTCTTGAGTAAGATCATCAGTATCACTGTTGACATACTGTCCGATAGAGCCTGAAAGAATTCTTTTCTTCAGTGTGAAATTAGAGGGGTACATTGAAGTTGCAGCATTTGTTACATTCAATGCATCATTGACAGTTTCATATGGAGTCCACTCTATATTGTTCTGTAACTCTGCGGAAACTTTATACAAGCCTCCTTGAGTACTTAGACTAGTGCTTCCGATACTTACTGATAGGTGTTTAATACTCTGAGAAGTCGCACCGCTTCTACCACTGTTAATGGTAGGGGTAGGTAGGGTTGCTCCATGTACTAATTTAGATGCCTGACCAGATATCGCCAATTTGAGATTCTCTAATTTCTCAATTATGAATGTCCCATTTGTTATGACGCACTTCTCTAGCTTGTACACATCGTTTGGTAATTTTATGTATAGATCAAAAGTTTGTAAAGTATTCGTATCTGTTTCATAGTCTACTAGCAGGCGTTTAACTACTAATAGATCGGGTTCTTTAATGGCTGGTATTGTAAACTCAAAATTCGCAGGATTAGCTTTTTTAATATTAGATGCTTCGTGCATCTTGTGCTGCTCATGCAATGTTTTTTGAGGGTAAGTACTATCCGTAAAAGTTTGGCTAAAACTTAGATCTGAGGTAACGTCCAATTTATATCTAGTATTAGCTGTGGTATAAATATAAACTTCTGCTTGATTTAAGAAATTGTAATTAGCCATAAGTCTCCGAGTACTAAAAAGGGGTCCGAAAAAGACCCCTTCTTAACTTTTTCTATCTCCATATTATAGTCCAAAGGACCATAAATGTCAAGAAATATTTTTATGCACCTACATATGTAATGGTTACCTCATCTGTGCTATCAATATCTGATCCTAATGCATGGAAATTCGCCTCTAAAGAAACCACGTCTTCAATGTTGTGAGTAGGAACTTCCAAGTGACAGTGCGGCATTACTAGCTCCAAACGAGGAGTATTTGTAGCTCCCCCAACTTTAAAGGTTAAAGCGAAATTATTAGTAACAGTACTAGTACCGCCTATAAGATCCTCAAATAAGTCCATGCTAGAGTCGGTAGTACTGCTTAGATAGCAATTAAAGCTGCCTGAAATACTACGAGTACCTGTTACATGATCAAGTGGTGTATTTACTGTTCCCAATGTTTCCGGAGTAAGGAATGTCATATTATTAGAAATTGTAATACTCCCACCTGTTAGTGTAAGACCATAAGTTGTATTCTGAGGAATAGTAGCGACTGCAGTAAGCTCGGTCAAACGATTACGAATAAAGTTACCAGTAGCGGCTACTTTTTCAGTAATTAATGTTCCGGTTGGCGCTGCATCCTGTTCCGTAATTACAGTACCTAGTCCAGACCAGTTAATAGTAGTAATACCATCAATATCAAAATCTAAGCCTGCTTCATTTACACAGCAATTTGCTATTTTATAAGTAATAGTACCACCATTAGCACCGGAAGTGCTACCAAGAGTAAAATAGATATTTGCTTTACCTAGTTGGGCTTTATTTGAATTAGCAAAAGAAATATCGAGATTAGTAGCATCAGCAGTAAGACCAGTAAATGCCGGCGCAACACTATCAGTACTAACAGTATAAGCTGCATCACCTACCATCATAGCCCACAATACTTCTTCCACTGCGTGGTGTCTTGCCACACCGTCTCTAGATGCATTACCGGGGTCATCACCGCCTACTGATTTGAAAGGACGAGCATAAGTAGAGAAGCTCCATTCTGCTGGAGCAAGAGAATCGTTAAACATCTTGCGACCTCGTCTACTAGTGCCATTTCCCATTTCATTTAGGGTTACCTCTGATGCATTTGTTGCTTGTGAAAATGAAAAACCGTCAAGTACAGGAATTTCGAACACAGCTTGTTCAGCTCCAGAGGAGTTTAAGGGTGCGACAAAGACTTTGGTGTCGCGGCTAAAAAACATTGAATCTGCCATAGTTTTCTCCTATGTATCTTGAAAAGACAAGGACGTGAACTTTTGTTCGTGCCTGTATTTTCTAGTATCGAACCTCTATTTGTAGTTCTCCTACTCCTAAAGGTTCAAGTACACCTTCATCAGTGTCTACACTGACTATTGTGATTTGTTGTGTATATTGAGTCGTACCTGTACGATCTTTATACGCTAATCGAGAGTTTGTTTCCAGTACAGTCTCTACGTCTTCTAATAACTCGTCGAGTGCTAGTACTGAATCTTCATCTTGTACATAACATCTAACTGTTACAGACAGAAATCTGTCTTTATAACCGCCTCCTTGATACTCTCGGGTTTCGGAGCCAGCATTTAGGTGAACTGCAGGAAATTCCTCCACCTCATCCCAAAATTTTAGTCTTGGAGATACATTTCCAGCAAGATCGCTGAGAAAAGTACCAGTACCATTTATATCTTTGAGTTTTTCTACAAGAGCTTCTACAATTCCTAAACGTCTTGTTGTGTATGCTCTGCTCATTATACTCTCCTCGTATAGAATCTACCAATCGCAAACTGTGCTGCTATTTCTCGAATAGATTTGTCTATTAAATCTCGTGGGTCTCTATCACCGTTTGACCAATTCCCACTGCTACCTTCCTCAAAAACTTGATAAGGGTTTCTTTGATAAGTATATCCTATACTTGGGAAACCTTTAGGGGTTTGAGCAATTTCTGTTACTTTTACACTTTCTGCAAATCTTCCACTTCTATTAACAAGAGAAGGTTCTTTCATATTTTTTCTTACAGTTTCAGGAAGTTTCTGATTAAGTAATCCTAAAAGCTGTAATGGTTGGGCAGATGCCGAGCGCTTTTTTGTCCGTTTAACTTTTTCCGCTCTAGCTCGTCTACCTCTTGCATCTTGTATTTTTCGACTTTTCTTTAGTTTTACTGCGCTTTTTGCACTCGGCTTAAAGTCTAGCTCCTTAGAAACAACAGTGGCTCCTTTTACTTTTTTAAAAGGCTCTAATACTTTTTGTCTTGCTTCTTTTTTCTTTCTACCTATTAAACTATCTGAACCAGTTAAACCTTCCGCTTCTAGTTTTAAAAGAGCATCTGCAATTAAACCTTGTAAATGAACTTTATCTTTCTTTAAACCCGCACCATGAGATCTATTTTTACTGGCTGATTCTAAAGAAGTATTTATCTCCCCTTTTTCATCTATTTTTACTAAACTAAATATTAGAGCTACTTCTTCTATATTCATTAAAGAAGTAGGAGCTTCTCCAAACTCTGTAAGGGCATCACTAACTCTATGGTCCCATACTGCGCTATTTCCTGCGTGTCCAATGTCTAAAAATACATTTTCTCTAAAGTTTTTATTTACATTTTTGTATAGCTTTCTCATTGAGTTATTAAATGTTCTTTTAGAGTTAAACATTATAGATTTTAATAACACAAAAGAATTTTTATGTGTAAAATATCCTTTATGATCTTCTGCAGGACTTACGGTAACAGAAAAAGATACGTTTGTTATTTTTTTTCTGTGAACTACTACTCCATGCAGGTTTCCGGTAAATGCTGTCTTTAAATCTTTAAAGTACTTAGATATTATAGGTTTTGTATCTACTTTTGCCGGATCTATTCCATCTTTTTGCATTTGAAAATGTATTTGACTTTCTAAACCCTTTCTACTTAGATAGAAAGTGTGTGGTTTTACATCTGATGTATACTTTCTATAAGTTTTACTTCCTTTCTCTAACTCTTTTTCGAGTTTTAAGAGAAAGGAGTGTAAGTTTGCTCGTGCCATTAGAAGTTCTTATAAAGATCTAACACTCTCTTAATGTGGTCAGGAAAGGCAACGTTGTTTCTCTGACTTGAAGAGCTTTGATTCTGTATGCTCGCACCCGCAATGGTTTGACGTGCTTTGTGCTCGTCTTTATGATAGTATGTAATTAAATCAATAACTGCTAGTTTTAAATCTGCAGGTATTGTTGCATAACCTGCTTTATAAACAACTTTTACTGCACCAGGGCCTTTTGGCCAGGCTTTATTCATTCTATAAATACAATCTAACTCTGTATCAACATAGTAGTCTACATCCTGAGTAAGAGTAGTATAAGAACTAGTAATGTTATCTCTTTCGGACACTACTGGCTTGTTCCCGTCTGCCATAACTACAGGGCCTTCTGCCAGTTGTACAAATGATTCATTATAATTAATATTAAACATTTCTGTTTTTGCATTTGTATAATAGTCTACAAAAGTAGCGTTACAATAAGTTTTTACTAATTGACTTACAGAAGTAATTAACAGCTCGAGTTTAGCATCATCTTTAGTAGCCTGAATGCCTTCTGCTGTTTTATAGTTTGAAAGTGTTATTAAATCTGTCATATTCTATAAGTCCATTAGTAAAAACTTGGGGGAGGCGAACCTCCCCGAAGTTTAAAAGTAAAAGTATTACTATTATGCGTCTACATCGTAAATTGCGTGTACCGCAGGGTTGTTGTTCTCGTAACCTGCAACTAGCTCAGCAAAACCAATTGACTGACTTGCAACAAGATCAGTGCGTTGGTTAGTAACTGAGTAATCAGATTCAATACTAACACCACGTAGACGTGGGATAACATAGTTGGCAGTATTAACTAACTGGAATACAGTTTTGTTATCGCCTCGAGTAATGAGGTCAGAAACAATAACTTGAATACCATAGATTGAACCTACTAAACCAGATGTTTTAGTAGATAGGCTACCTACCTGAGAAATATCAGCAAAAGCAGAGTCTTGCATTAATTCCATATAACCTGTCGGGCTAACAATCAATGCTAGATCGTCAGAGTTAAGACCATATTTACCCATTACTGAACGAGCTTTTACAACTTCCAAAGAAGTGAGAATCTCATCAGCAGCATCGTGAGAGAACTGAGTTACAGCAAGACCACCAAGTGCAGAAGCATCAGTAGATAGACCAACACCTTGATCAGTACCGTTAACACCAACTAAACCACTAATAGCAGGAGCTGTGTTACCGAATAGGCACATTTTGTCTTTAGCACGTGCGTGAGCGCGAGCCATAGCATTTTGAAGCATTGGAAGAAGAGACACAAGAGTCTTTTCATCAGTATCGTTGCTCAAGTTCGTGCTTGAGATTAAACGATGTGGCTTCAAGATTACTTGACCTACATTATAGGCATTGGCAGCGTTAGCAGTACCGTTAGTATTGTCTTCTAAGTTACCTGCAGGAGCAGAGGCAGCAAAAGTAGCTGCTTCAGCATCTGGATTAATAGGAAGAACAGTAGCACCACCACTTACAGCGATTTCACGGAAAAGACCCGCTACTTTTTGCTCTAGCTTAACTTCTTCTTCGAACTGGGTAGCAACTGTAGTATCAAGAGAGATAGTTACGTTACCAGTAGCAGTTACGCCACCACCAGCTTTTTCTAGAAGTTCACGACCGTAGTCAGTGTCCATACCTTTACCAGTAATTTTACCAAGAATATGAGCGCCTAAGAACTCTTTAGCAAAATCTGATGCTTCAGCACCTTTACGGCCTGAGAAGTCACGCTTGCTGTTACGCATAGCTTCTAGTTCAGTAGCTTTCTCTTCAAGGTCGGCTTGATATTTAGCTACGATTGCAGCATGGTCAGCATCTTTAGATTCAAACTCTTTTTCAAGGTCTGACTGAAGCTTCTCAACGCCAGTTTCGATGCCAGTTTGGATTGAGCTCTTGATGCTATCAGCTTCTAGAGCTTTTGCGTCAGCGGCTTCTTGAGCAGCTTTAGCTTCCGCTTGTTCAGCGGCTTTTGTTTCGGCTTGTTTCATTGCAATTTTAGCAGCAGTTTCATCAGCTACTTGCTTAGCGAATGCTTCCAAGTCGATTGAGGAAGTATTATTTTCCATTTTGATCTCCTGATCTGTGGATTTCTCCACGCTTTGCGGTGTGTCACTAGCTATATTTGAAGAAGTATCTTCGTCCTTAGCCAGAGACTGACCGGCTAGATCTACACGATTGGTGAAAGTTTTCTTAAATTCATTGTACTCATCTTCTGAGTCAAATGATTTCGCGAGCGAAAAAGTAGCTGCTTGATTGCATGGTACCGAAACAACCGATACTTCAAACAACTCAGCATCCTTAATCATTAATCCGTCAGTTTCCTTGATGTAATCAGCATCCTTGACTTTGAAACCGACGGAAAAGGCTCCAAGGACACCGTCTTTAACTAGTTCGCAGACTGCAGCCGGCGCAGATTTACTAATCTTTGCTTCAAGCTCTAGTCCACTATCAGTTACTTTAACTCCTGTAGCACGACCAATAGGTTTATCGTAGTCGTGATTAAATAAAATTACAGGATTATTTTTGAAATTTTCTAAACCACCTTTGCCCCAAGCTTCAGCTGCAATTACATCTCCTGCTCGGTCAGAGTGATTAGTACTCGCCATACCTCGAATCATAACGCTACCATCATCATTTTCATGAGACTTAAACGTAGAGGCCATATGTAGTATTTTTTCCATATTATTTCTCTGTAGTACTTGCCCTGAGTGATTCTAAAGGGTCTTGTTTTACGGGCTCAGACTCAACTTGTGGTTGTGCTAAGTCCCAGTATTCTGGGTGATTCTCTTTAAAAAGATCTAACATTTTTTGATAGCTACCTATTGTAAGTACCATATATTTATCGTTTACAGGCTTTTTACCATCTCTCTTAAAACGTGCATAGGACTCTGGTAGTCCGTGTTCTGCAAAATATTTAGCTAGTTTCTCTAAATTAAGTTTATTATGCATCTTCCTCTTCCTGTGGCGGACGTCCGCCTTCATCTGGGTTTGCTGCTGAACCTGCAATATTTGCAGGAACTCGTATATCTTCAGCCTCTTCTCTAGGATCATATCCTAGTGCCTCACGAGCTTCGTTAGGGCTGATAATTCCTCCATTAACTAAAGACGTATAGTATGCTGCGCTATCTCTAAGTTCAGGCTGTAAGGCAGGTACGTTTGTTACGTCTTCCACAACTTCAAAACCAAAGAAACGAGAAAATCCTGAGTTTAGTTTCGCAATTATGGGTAGTACTGTTTCAAGATAATACAATCTCATATTCGGACGAATATTTGCATTGTTACCTGAGTCTAAAAGAATAGGAGGTACTCCAATTGCTTTTAGTATAATTTTTTCGTTTTCAGATATAGATGTTTGGAAGTCCAAATCTTTGAAACTTACATTCGAGATTTTATCTAACTCAATACCACCATCTAGTATAAGAGGTCTTCTACCCCCAGTATCTGGTCTGTAGCGATTTTGCCAAGATACCATCATACGTTCTTTAATTTTATCGGATAAAGTATTTGGCGACTTTAGTACTAAACCGGGAACTGCGCCGTTTCTAAAAAAGTTATCTTGAAAATCTCTCATTCTAGTAATTAACTGCATAGTTCTTACTGCAGGCTTAAGTCTAGATACACCTCTGTAGACGTCATAAAAAGAATTATCTTTTATATGTATAATCTCAGAAGGGGAGTATATTATATCATTATAAGTAAACTTTTCAATGTAAGTTTTTGGGTCTCCATGTATAGTTACTTTATCTGCTGGTAAATGATATAAGTGAGCTCCATCAAAATATATGAAAATATTACCATCTAATAAAAAATCAGTAATCAAATTACGTCTAAAAGTATTAATATCTTGAAAAGGGTTGGGCTCTGTAGTTAGTAGACTTTCAACTTTTGCTCTTTTAACACCTTGTACTATCCCTCTATGTGAAATGGGTTTAACAGTAGTAGCTACACCTGCTGTATCATCTACAACTATGTTTACAGCTCTGTTTACAATTTCTAGATTTTCATAATAGTGTTCGTAGTTAGTAGTGTATTCACGTGAAGATTCTATATTATTACCTACATACTGCTGTCCCGGATTTAATTTCTCTTCCGTATCGACAGGTTTTTTAGTAAAAGGATTATACCAAGCCATGTTTTTCTCTTTGAATCTTTACCCAACGCATCTGCTTTGTAGCTGTAGTCAGTGCTGGATCTTTACCGTAAATTGAATGAAGTTTCAAATGATGAGTATGA